TCAACTTTGGTTTCAAGAACTTGAGCACCAACGGGATCAATTACAGCAATTCTAGGAACAGACTCATATCCTTGACCTGCATTAAGAACTGTGATTGAGGTAACTTTACCATCGGTCAGAACAGCACGCAAAGATGCTCTGATACCATCTGTACCAGTTGGTTCATCAACATAAATTGCAGGAGGTGTAGTATATCCCTGACCACCAGCAGTTACAGTAATACCACCAGAAATAGAACCGCCACTAATAGTAGGTGTTGCTAATTTAGCACCACCAGGTTGAGTAAAAGTGATTCTAGGTGTAAATGTATATCCACTACCAGAGGTATCAATATTAACTGCAGTAACCGATCCATTTGTGACCGTAGCAGTCATTTTAGGAACTGCAGCACCTGCCTTAGTAGGGGATTCGATAGTTACAATAGGAGGATTGGTATCACTATATCCAGAACCACCATCAAGAAGAGATACTGACTTGATACCGTTAATCAGTGCCGAAACAGAAGCACCAGAACCATTTTCAGAGTTGATTGTTACCTTTGGAGGATATTCAAATCTATATCCAGTGCCATTAACATTGGCAGTTACAGCAGTAATGCTTCCAGAATCATTCACACGAGAATATCCTACTGCATCAGTACCAAAAGATGGAATAGGTGCTTCAATAGAGAATAATGTTAAAGTTCTACCATTAAGAGGTGCTTCTTCAAAAATGAAAAGATCTTTATCAGTGAAGAAATCTACTTTTGGAACCAAAAGACGATTGTCATAAATTGCTATGACATACTCGTCAGCAACGGGTTCATACTTATTACCGTTTCTGGTAAGTTTGAACTCTTTCTTAGAATCACCAAAAGAAGAAGAGATATCATCAACTGCAACAATAGGATTCTCTACAAAACCGTTCTGGTATGTAATAGATGTTGATGTTGTATCGTCAGAAGGCAGTTTTGCTCTAGGAGCAGTGGAAAAAACAATATTAGTTCCACTAACAGTAAAATCAACTCCAGGAACCTGAGTTTCGCCAAAAAGTTTGACAATCAAGTGCTGATTGGAAGGAGGTCCAATCGGATTGTCTTGAGAAACTAATGGGAAGATTGTACGAACGCCATCAAAGTCGTTTAAAGGATTGACAAGAGTAATCCACTTCAGTTTTACCTGATCATAAGTAATACCAGGACTTAACGCAATATTTGGAGAGGATACAGTATTTTCATAGAAGATCACCTCATCGCCAATCATGATTGACCCGTTGTCGGTCAAAAATGTGTCTACGCTCTCAACAACAATAGTGTCAGTATCTTTAGTGACAGGTTCTACAACTTTAGTCGCACCATCAAGGATATCGACATTCAATCTGTCGATATCCAAATAGTTCAGAAAGTTATTAAGAATATTCTGACCAAGACCCGTCTTTTCTTGAGACTTGTAGTAGTACTCAATAAACTTGTTGAATAGGGGATACTCCGACTCAATAAACTTAGGAGTTTGATATGAGCTGACGTGAGAGACCTTGTTAATATCCATCTATTTTAAAAACAACTGCTGTTAAGTGAACCGCTATTTTCGATTTCTGCAATCGTAATAGTTGTTGGGGTAGCGTTGAAAACGCTTGGCGTCAAACTATTTAGAGGGATTGTGGGAGGTGGTAATGTGCCGATTGGAGCAACCGTAACTTCTGGATTAACAATGTTAATAATTGTTCCAGGAGTAGACGCTGGAATGGTCGTACTGTTAGCAGGAATAAACACAACAGGGATTTGAAGACCACTAGGAAGGTTGTCGGCATTTACAACACCACCAACTCCTGTCACAGTATCAGTAATGTTGATATCGGCAGCAGAAGGAGTATTAACACCCGCGCCAATAACATTTACAGGTCCAAAACATATCTCACCAGTATCATAGTTTACAGTTCCAGCAAAGTTATTTGTATAAACTTTTTTTGTTCCACTATTGTAGAAAGTTCTCAGATTGCCATAACCATCATCCTCAAAGAATTGATCAACACCAGGTCTATCTGCAGTTCTAAAGGAACCCGAAAGAATAACTGGTTCTTTTTTACAGGAACCGTCACTGTCATCAGAACCAGGAGCACTATTATAAAGAGGACTACCTGTTGAAACACAATATGTGTTAGTTTGATTAGTATTTGGTTTGACATACTTCAAAAGAGTAGTCTGAACCGAAAGGTCACTAATACAAGAGTCAGAAAGAATAATAGATCTTTGGAAATCTTGTGCTTTGAATGTAGAGTTAAAGTTGTTGATTCCTGTTTGAGTTGCCCACTGTGTAATAGAATTTTGAATGTTAGTTTTGATATCAGATGCGTTTGATCCGCAACCAGTATCATAAAGAGCAAAAATCTTATTATAGATGTAGAGATCGTCTGGATCAATGACTATAGGGTCAATCGATGCCATTGCATATTTTCTCAAATCTGCAGAAATCTCTTTTTTAGTAATATCGTTCAGATTTGTTCCTGTTTTTGTCTTGATGACAATATAAACTTTTCCATAAACAGGAGGATTCAGAGCATCTCCACCATATGCAACAACAGATTGTGCGTTGTCATAGATATCTCTCGTAATCAATGCATAATCTTGCGCTGTAACCGCTCTGGACTGTGCCGAATAGTATCTTGGGGCATTATACTTAACAGACTCAATAGTCTCTGCTGCAGCACCTTGCTGAGACTGTTCCTTGACTGTAATCTCAAACGCAGCAGAACTATATGACTGGTCAAATGTGTCTACTGCTCTACCGATAAAGGAGAACAACTTAACACCATTTGCTTCTGCGCCAGAAGTCGTCAAATATTCAAAGTTGATGATTTCGCCGTCTTTTACTGCTCTACCAACACTATCATCACCAAAAGTAACTTCATATCTCATATCCTCACCTTCAGATAAGAAATACGATTTACTAGTTGCAGTTAAGTTCGTAATATTTTTAACCAGACTGTACAGATCAGATGTAGTAGACGATTCGTTTGCTTTTACTCGAACAGACAGAGTGCTTGTGTCTACATCTTCAGAAGGAATGGTGTATGTCTGTGTAGCAAACGTATTTACAGTATAGTTGAAGTTGATAATAGATCCTTCACGAATCGTGATATTATCAAATGTTGCTTGACCCGTCGTGGTATCAGTTTCTACAGTAATATCTTGCATGATATTCCAAATGTAGTTACCACCAGTACAAATAGCACCCTTTTTCAAAGTTACCGAACTAGGGTATGAACCATTCGACTGCAATGTTTGAAGAACAACTTTAATACACGCCTTTGAAGCAGTAACTGACCTAGGAGTATAATTTAGGAGTTTTGCAATATTAACTACGTTATCTCTAACTGTAGACGAGGTTAAAAATACCTCATTCAGAGACATATTAGCATTGAACGCTGTATAGTACGTGTTATATGCTAATGCATCGACTAGGTATGAAAGAGCAGAACCTTCAAAGTCATAATCCGAGAACTCATTTCGTGTTCTTAGATAAGACTTAATAGAAGATTTGATATCTTCAAAATCTAAAGCTGTTAAGTTATTTGGTTGCATTATTCAGGTCTCTGTAAAACAAAATCGATTGTTTCAACAACTGGTAACCCTACAATTCTATACTCAATAGTAATACTCAACTTGTTGCCCTCATCAATAGGAACAACCACTACGTCTGTAAGTTCTACCCTAGGTTCATACTGATTAATTGTATTTATTACCTCATCCTTGACGGCATCTGCGGTAAAAGCGTCTAGAGGTTCAAATAATAGATTAAAGACTCTAGATCCAACATTTGGTTGGAAGTGTTTTTCTCCAGGATTGGTCAAAACAAGATTTTTGATAGATTGCTTGATAGCATTATCGTTTTTCACTACAGACACGTCATCAGTGAATGCATTTTTCTTCATAGAAATGAGGAGGTCGTCGAATCTACGCGACCTCCTAAGTTCATTATTGCCAATATCCTTTAGCGCCATCAAATAGATGCGATTATCACATCTATTTAGGACTTAC